ACTAGACATTTCCCAGCTGATTTTTCCTGCCTGTGCTGATACCCACTTACCACCGCTATCCTTAGAGGTAGTCTCAGTTGTATCTTGGCTAATTGAAAGACTGTGACTAGTTGCAAAAGCGATAGACTTTCCATTAATAAAAAGCATTAGGTCACGTCCTTTGGTTACACTTGCCATATTATGTTATTTAATTTTTATGTTTACTGTTATAAGCTGTAAGAATGTGTCTTCCCTGTATTCCTCGCTAGTGTCTTGTAGTTCTAGGTCTGTTATTTCAAGTCCCCCTATAGTTCTACCTTGGCTTGCTAGTAAGACATCTATTACCTTACTGCATATTCCTAGCCCCTGTCTATAATCACTGCTAGCTACAATTAATGAAATTCTAACCTGTGTATCATAGACTAGCTTATCTTTATTGCTGCTTGGTGTTAGGCCGTCTCTCCGATATACAATGAAAGGGAAACTAGTACCTTTATCAGCGACTAGTGGAAATACTTTACTTCCTACTTGCCTACTTAATTCCTCGTCTTGTAGTAGGATAGATTTAACTACCCTACCTAATTCTAAACTCTCCATTACTTCTTATTCCATATCTTATCAATAGACTCAGAAAATAACCTACCCATAGAGTCCTCAACTTCTGACATCTTAGCCTGTACAGTAGGTTGGAAAAAACTATGTCGCTTATGAACACCCCTACTAGCACCTGCCTTAGTACGTCTCAACTGTGTACCAAGTTCCCAAAATTTTAAGCGAAAGTCAGCCATAATATGCACCTTAGCTGTATCACTATCTTTACTTGGCTTACTATACTTAATACCAGACTCTAGCGTCCTACCGTTCCACCAGTTAGGGTGATTATAGCCCTTGGTTACTGTTCTGAGACTCTGCCTAGCTGCCTTAACTAAAATATCACTACCTTTCTTTAGTGCCGTGTTTTTAGCCTTGGCCTGTTCTCGTCCTGTTAGCTCTGTGAACTTCTTAACTAGCTCTTCCGCCCCTGTTAGTTCTAAGTTGTCGTTATTCATTGATTAGCTCTGTTTCTATTACCTTCTTTTGTTGGGCTGGTACTGGAATGACACTTAAGACCCTGTACTTCTTATCCTTGTACATTATATAGTCTGTGTGTTCCTGTATATTAACGTACTGCCAAACTTCAAAAGTAACTTGATAGGTATAGACAATTTCATCGTTTACTTGCACTCTATCTCCTGTCTTATAACCTACATTAGCTCTAGTAGTTGTTAATAGGCGGTGTTGATTAGTAGTACCTCCGAAATCGTCTTGTATTATTTCAGTCCGATAGATAGAAATTACATCTCTTAGTAGTCCTGTTCTCATACCTTATCCTTTCCGCCTGTGTATTTCTTACTATAATTCTTGTATAAGTCTAGTAAGTATGTAAGACTATAGGGTAGCTCTGTGTGACTACTAAAAGCGATAGATTCACGGTTAGCGTATAAGTTTGCTGTTAGAATTAATATAGATTGAACTAGGGGAGGCGGTAATGTAGTCCCCCCACTAGCTATTATGATATTTTCTAACTTATCATCTATATGTCGTTCTACTGCTAATTCCGCTGCTTGCTCTAGGTCACATAGGTACTCATCGTCATCGTGAAAACTAGAATCAATGTTTAGATGTTTCTTTAGTTGCTGTAAGTTTACGTACATATAGAAACAATGTTAACTATTTAGACTGCGAATGTACCGTACTGGAAAGCCTCTGGTCTGATAAGTGCTGCATCAAAGTAAGCATTAACTACTAACCTAATCATACCATTAACCGCCTGTGTATAGTTATCGACAACAATATCAAGACCGCCCCAACTACCGATAGCCAAGTTAGAGAAATCACCTACTACAAAAGTCTTAGTTTCCACGTTTGAGGTACTAAATACAGGCGTGCCGTCTAGTGAACCATCCACATAAGCAAGCTGGGCTGTACCTCTAGAACCCTTCATCATGTTTCTAAAACTTGCACGTGCTGAAGGTGAGGCAATATATGAAATACCACCGAGTACATTAGCCTCTTCTACCTTAGCCTCAAGACCTACCAAGCCCTCAAAATCAGTAACCTTAGTTGGGGTCTTTCCGTTGAAAATACCTGCAGGGGTTGTAGCTGACTTAGCACCCTTGCCCAAAATCGTGTTCTCGAGCTTTGAGTTAATAGCGTTGATAAGGTCCTGTCTAATTGCATTCTCTACACCGATAGAATCCTGTGCAAGCAACATCTTAGAAATGTCAACATAAGCCGTCAAACGCTTTGGAGTCAGCGTTACATTATTAAACAGTACATTACCGTCTGTTGCTGCTGCTGTCTCACCTGCCCATCCTACATTAGAGCCTGTCATTACTGGAATCTGTGCATTATTAGTCAAGCCTGTATAGAACTTTGCACCTGCCTGTACTAGGACATTCTTAGCACGGAGAGGCTCAATAATATCGTATAAATCAGTTGCAACTACATCTACACCCTCACTAGCTACAGAAACTGCTGCACGTGTTTCCATGGTTGGGATATAAATCTGACCTACAGTATTAAGACCTGCTGCCCTCATTTCCTTCATACCCTCATTACAAACTGCTGCCGTTACATTATCGAGCTGTCTGTTTTCTGCTACATTTCTGATAGCCTTGAGTAAACTAAATCTCTGTTCTTTCATCGTATTAATATTAATATGTTTGTGTGTTCGTGCTGAGCGTGTCTCTTTATCTTCTTCTTTATCTTCACCCTCAACATCGTTATCCTTGTTCTCGTCTTCTACTACTTCCTCATCGGACTTCTCTACAGTTTCTTCCTGTACTTCTTCCTTGTCTTCTGTGTCAGTGTTTTTCTTTTCTACTTCTTCCTGTGTTGGTACTTCTTCATTCTGTACCTCATCAGTCTTCTCTACAGTCTCTTCCTGTACTTCTTTCTCTTTTTCGTCCTGCATTTCTCTTAGTTGGTTAAGTTTATCTAGTGTTCTCTGACTAACTGAGGTACTTGTGTAAGCTGGATTCCAAACAGGGCTAACATCATGTAACTCATCAATCTTAAGTATCTCCCTGTATTGCCTGCCGTCTGTTCCTGTCGTCCATACCTCGCTACCTTCATCTGTGCTAACTGTAAAAGCGAAACTGCTACTATCAATGTCACCACGTCTAAGGTATTCTAAAAGTTCATCACCCAGATCCGTATTAGGTGCAGTGAAGGTATATTTAAGTCCTTGTTCATCTAGCTGTAATTGTAAGCTACCTGTACCATACTTAGACCTAGCTAGTACCTTGTCTTGGTCATGGTTAAATAGGCAGAATACATCAGACCTCTTTAGTACGTCCTCAGTGATTGCAGAAGGGTTAATAGTCTCATAAAAACCCATGTCTTCACTTTGGCTGTTAAATACTACTGCATAACCTTCTACTGTTCTACTGTCTGGATTTACTACTGGGGTACTTCTGATTGCACGTACTTCTATGTTGTTATCCTTCCTCATCTGTACTACTTGTTAGGTTAGTTTTAGATACATCATTATAGGCTAGGTTATGACTATCTCCATTCTCAACAGGATTATAACCAAGTTCTTTTCTAACTTCATTGATACTAAGTACACCCATCTGTAAGAGACTGTTATAGTACCCTGCCAGTTCTGCCTTATTCGTTCTCAGTATTGCAGTTTCATCTAAGCCTAATTCTAATCCTGTACCGCTTGTTAGTTTCCTGTTAAGTTCTTGTTCCACCATCACAATAAAAGGATTTAGGGTATTGGATAGGAACTGTAGATTAGCGTCTTCAACACTACTATAACTACCTTTGCTCAAGTCGCCTAAAAGTAATGGATTTATATTAAAGAAACGTGCAATGTCTTGTACACTAAAATTCCTAGATTCTAACATCTGAGCATCTGAGCCGTTAACACTGATAGGCTGATAATCCATATTTACAGGCAGCACAACTACACCGCCTCCTTGATTACCTTGCCCAAATGTAGACCGCCAATTAGTAGATATTGCCTGTTTTTGTTCCTCACTTAGATTACTGTGTACCTTGATAATACCGTTTAAGTTGCAACCATTACTAAAAAAGTTCTCCGCTACTTGTTCTGTCTGTTGTGCGATATTGAGACTCCTTGCTGCATGACTCAGAACACTAATACCCTGTACACCGTCAACACTATACCTAAGAAAGTGTAGTATCTCACTAGGTTGTATCTGTCTAGCCCCAATGTATGAACAGGTATAGTAAAGGGTGTTATCTTCCTTTCTATAATTACACTGTACATCATCAGCTGGTAAGTATCTAAGGTCTACTACATCCTTACCCTTCCTCTCGATAAGTACATAAGCGTTACCCTTCAATAAAACAGACTGTACTATATTCTTAAGTAATGTATAGCGTGTCATCCTATTGTTTGTAAAGATGTCATAAAGTGGGTGTTTATCTAGTAGGTCTGTTCCCTTTGTATTCTTTGCCTTGACTTGAATAGGTAGGGTAGCAATTGAATCACTAATAAGGTTAACTGCACAATAGACCGCACTAAGACTCATAGCACTGCCTGACTGATAACCAAAACCCCACCCTAGACTTTCTGATAAGTTAGGGTTATAAAAGGGTTGGCCTCGTTTTTCTGGCTTGTCCCTACTTATATTTAATCCTAGTATTTTCATAGTAGTTAAAAATTAAATCCTGTTATTTCGTTATTATATCGTGGCTGTTCTAAATATTTACCTAGTGCATTTAATGTAGAGTGTACACCGTCTATCTTACGCTCGCTATTATTATTCTGCTTGACTGGCTTAATATTACCGTTACTGTCTTCCATAATTTCACAATTACCAAACATCCAACTAGTTATTAAGTTCTTATCTAGCTTGAGTGTCCCATTCCGTGCAATCAGTTCCAAATGTCTAGACGGTTTATTCATGCTGCCTGTCGTTTGAGAATAAGGCTGGCAGCTAAATCCAAGCTCTGTTAGCTTAATAATTGCCATTGTACTCTGCCACTGGTCATAAGATATACACTCAATAGGTAAAGTCTTGTTAATAGCCTGTATATCCTCTATTACCCTGTTATAATCTACTACATTGCCGTCTGTGATATTTAGATAACCTAGTCCTTGCCAAAATTTATACTTATCCCTGTTGCTACTCTCACTTAGGGCAGACTGAGGCAAGTAGTACCAAGACTTAGAGTAGATAAAGTTGTCGGTTGGTATTACTAAGGTCATTGCTGTTATATCACTTGTACTACTAAGGTCTAATCCTAAGTAGCCTGTACACCCTTGAAATATTGGGTCTGTTAGGTCTATAGGTGTCATTGAGTCCTGTATATATCTACTAGGAATCCACTCACCCCTTTCATTACTACACCAAATATTCATTAACTTAGTCTTAAAGTTAGTGAGTAATAAAGGGCTATTCTTTGCTTTCCTTAGTTCAGATTGTAAGTAAGATTCAGTAACAGTAATATTTAGGTTTGGCTGACACTTACACCATACTTTATTATCCTCGATGTCGTCCCCCTTGTCTAGAGTATAGATAGCTGAAAAAATACTATCATCTTCTGCCTTACCTTCTAAGATACTTATAAATG